TTTTTACTTAGTTGTTCTTATCCATTTGGAAAAATAGCGTTATAAGCCTCATCGTAATTCTGGTGATACGTTACCAATGAACCATTTTCAAAAGGCTTAATAAGTACCTTAATTTCGTCTGTTGCATTAACTACACGTAATTCATTTACTCCTGAAGCAATCCAGCTATCAATTAATTCGTTGGCCTTTTCTTCAGTTTTATTGTTTCCAAAAAACATGATATAAGCGCCCTTTCCATCATCTTTTTGCATTAATACAAGGCGGGTAAGAGTTTGAAATGCTGACATATTTGAACCTTTTTAAAGTTATGAAAGTATGCCCCTAATAGTTATAAATGGGGCACGTTTTTATTTAGGGGTTGAAGCAGCTGGCACGTCACCAGTTGGTAAATATTTTTTCGTATATTCGTCTTGAGTCGATTGCCCTTTATTTAAGGCGATAAGAAGTAACCAAAGCGCAATAGTAGCCAATACTGTAGTAATTACACCTTTGCCGGTTTCTTTAAGCCATGCTTTCCAGCCTTCTTCATTAATTTTTCCAAGCTCAGACATTACGGCTATATGTTTAGTGTTTAAATCACTATTTAAATTATTTTGGCTTTGTGAAACTGTATTTTTGAGTGCTTCAAGCTCTCTTTTCATGGCTGCCGAGTCTTCTTGTTCAAGTCTCGTTTCAATCTCAATAATTTTATTAGCAAGAGTGTTTTGAAGGATTTGAGTAACAATAATACTTGCCTCTGTCCGAAGGCCCTCTATAGAGGCTTCCATCAAAAAAATTTCATGAAAGTTTTTAACTTGTTCTTCAGTCGGATTTCCATTATGACTTTTGTAAAAATCAATTTTACGTTGCTTATAAATTATATAAGCAACGCTATTAACTAAATTGTAGCCACCGTTATCATTTTTCGTAAGTTCTTGATATACCCAACTGTATTTAGGGTCTTGTGTTGGATTAACCATGACTATGTTTCATTGCTCTATCAAATTCAAAGTTTACGGTGTCTAAATCAATATTAAAATCACGTACTGCTTCAGAACCTATTTTTGTACGTGGAAAGGTTCCAACCTTAATACTAAAAACTTTGCCTTTATTTTTTTGAGTTAAAACTGAGCCAGCTGCCGCGTCATGCACATCGCCACGCACAACTCCAGATTCAGAATATCTAAAACGATAATCTTTCGTTTTGGCTTCTAACGCATCTTCAATGGTGAAGCCTGTCACTTTAACAGTCATCTCCAAATCCTCATTTAAATATAATTAAATATGTATAACTATCTTTTATCATTATACATGTTTGCATAAACGTAGTATGGAATGTACTACAAAAAGTTTAATTTTTAACAAAAAAGGGATGAAGCAAAACCTCATCCCTTTTTAAAATTTCCGCCCTTAACTAAAGTACGGCGTCACAGCTTCGGCATATTTCGCCGTGGTGCTATAAGTGAAATAGATATTTTCATGAAACTCTTGTTCAGTAATGACCTCGCCTGTCATTGGACAGCCGAACTCACCAGTTTCAGGGTCAGGCTTGCAGTAATTTGCATAGGTTTCTTCCGATAAAGCCATATCTTCTCGATATCCGTCATATGGTTCATCATCAAATGCCTGGTAAAAAATACTCCGCGCTAAAATACCCGCTTCAATCAACTTATCTACTGCTTTATAAAAATCTTCACTTGTTTGAACCCCTAGGCAGTCATAAACAATACCAGCATTGATGTGGTCACTACCTTCTTCAATTCTTTTTACAAAGGCTGTCAAATCTATATCAGTAATATCAATTCCTGTAACAGTTTGAAGGTTCTTGGCAGCATTTACACTTTGCAGGCCACGTAAATACTTAATTTGATCTCGTATAAGACTATCTTCTTGCTGAAGCTGTTCTAAACGTTGTTGAAGACGTTTAATAGCGCTAGGGTCTGTGAATTTTAGTAATGTATATCGCTTTTCACATAATACACCCGGTTCAGCGGCCTGTAGATTTTCTAAAGAGACTTTCAATTCTGTAAAACGGCGTTCCAGATCAGCTAATAAATAACCCTCTCGCCCCATTAAACCGTTTTGAATGATCTGAGTACCTGTCTCAATCATCGCCCCCATTTTACTAATAGTGTCAAATAAACAGCTGTTAATTAAATGTTGATCAACTTCGGCTAAATAATTTTTATATATTGCCATGTAGTTTTCTAGTTTCTTAAAAACTACAAAGGTTTGCTCTTCATATGGCTTACATGTTGCTACCCCTTTAGATATCCAAGCTTTAGAGTGTGGACACCAGAAGTCATAGGTATATGGGTATAACTCATTACCCTGCTTTAACTCTTCTTCAGTAAGTTTTCTAAAGTTTTTACCATAATTAGAACAATCCCAAAATTCAGCGCCGTCAGGTCGCTCATTGAGTATTTTCTCAGCATCTTTATAATTCAAAACGGCAGATTGTCCGAATTTAAAGTCAAAGATAAAGCGGCGACATGCATTATTTAGAGCAATCATGTAATTCCCCAAGGTTCTTAAATTCTACTTTCAAATCATTTGGCAAAATCGCCGTTTTATCCTTTTTCATTGAATCAAGGAGGGCTTGTTTATCTGAAGGCTTCATATCTTTGGTATCAATAACTACGTAAGGCAACTGAATTGCCAACGCTGCCCTTTTTGCGAGTATCTTACAAATCCCCTCACGTAGTGGATTCGAATATAAATAACGATGTACAAACGCTAGAAAGTTAGTCTTTGCATCATCACTAACAGACTCAAATACTGTTTTATTCTCTTCACAAAAATGATTGAGTGAAGCCATAAACTTTTCATCTGTTTGTTTAATTATTTCGTCTTCGGGCAGATTTAAAGTATCAGGCAGCCACTCTAAACCTGTAATTAAAAAAGCTGAACCATAATCACCACGGATAAGATGACGGGAAAAACTTTGTTGCTTCAAAGCAGTATCAAGATGCGAATGCATAACGACCTCGCGTTCAAATGTTCATATGTTTAAATGAACATTTGAAGCATAAATAAAAGGGTTTACTAAATTTGTGCGAATGGTAATGGTCTATACATGCTCATGAGGCGTGTTATTCCACGTGTTATATGGATGAACATAAGCAAGAGGACAACCAAAAGGATTACCGCTTTCTAAACGACCAAATGCATAGCCATCTTCTACACGGTCAAGTGTTCCTACTCCATGAATACGCTTACCGTCTGTCTCTACTCGGTTTAGAGACTCAAAATCTACATAAACCTTATCACCGGCTTTAAATGTATGTACTTCCTGAGGTCGCAATTCTAAAGACTGTTTCCAATCACCTCTAAAGGGATTCTGGCAGTTTGTTAAATAGAAATGTGCAGATAAGTGGGATTGATTACGCCATGCATTGCCAACAATATGCGGCGGTACCAGCCACCCGCATGCCATACCATCCTCATCGGTTGCCATCACTTGAGCAGCTGCTATCGCTTGAATAACTGCTATCGCTTGTATAGCTTTCAGTCTGACTCGAGTATGAAGGGCTCTCTACGCTTGTATGGGTATTGCAATAATCACTTTGAATGACTGCAGTGCCATGAACCTCTGTAGGGCCATTGATTTCAGCTTGATACAAAGGGGCTAAAGTCATTTGGTTGAGAGTAGTTTGATTATGGTCATCACTATTATTAAGGCTGGTTTTACTACCTGAATAACGCTCTCTATTTACTTGCAAACGTTCTTGTTTAGCACGCTCAAATCTTGCTTCACGCTTAGCTTGTGCATGCCCATCGGTATGTGCTGCATAGCTGCTTAAAAAGAAAAAGCGCTTCCCACATTCTTGACACTTATAGATCATTTTCTTCATCCCATATTCTTAATGCGTAATAAATGTCAGACAGCTCAATGTGAAAGACTTTATTAATAGTTAGAAGGGTGTTTTCATTTAGGTCGGTATATGTTTCCCGCCAGTTGTCTAACATGGCTTCATATGAGTGAAATTTCATGCCAATAGGTTCAATACCGTTACGTACACTCACTACAACGCCGTCGCGCATTGTGTAATAAGTATTGTGATATTCGTCAGTGGCATCATTCCAATACGCTCTAACTACAACAGCAGCAAACTCAGGCGCCGCCTCAAGGATTTTTCTAGCGCTTTCTACGCCGCCTGCTTGAGAAATAATGGTTGCAGCAAAAGCATATGAGAAAGAGGGAACATTAATTAAAGGCTGGTCAGAACCATCTTTGTGCTGAGTGAAAGTTTTAGTTTCTTCGTCATACCAGTTGTCAATATCACGATTCTGGCTGCTATATAAAATTGCTCGCGCACGATCGACACCAAATTGACGTATAAAAGCTGCATAGTCGAAATCTGTAGCGATGTTGGTACCACAGAAAGGACAATGAGAAATAATTGCTTTATCGCTCCCGCTGGTACCGACTGCAATCGATAAGCGTTTTAAACCAAGAATTTGATGACTAAAGACTTGCTCATGAAAGCCAAATTTTTGTTGTACGGCGGCATGTGAAAGGGATTCACACATTTCCAGCCAGTTGCCCGTATTTTTACAAACCTGATTCATGCTACAGCTCCCTGCAACGCATGATTTAATTCAGCCAAATCAATTAGGTTCGGGTTACTACCACGCGGTATTTTGAGCCAACGGTAATTTACATAGTGGCGCCATCCGCAATCATATCGGACGTAATTTTTACTATTTAAATCGTAATGCGTAGAAGTAGCAGGCTTGTTATCTAATATGCGATGGCCTTCATTAAGGTCACCCACAAACTCTAATAGTTCCGTCTCTACTAACTTAATAGCCTCTTTAACGTCATCAATGGTGAACTCGATGCCAAAATAACTAAATGATGATGCCCCTTTCGTTAAACAATCTCGTAGTTTTTCAATACCAAAGCGATAACGTAAAAAGCGTATATGCTCTTCATGTTTTAACTTTTCGTAATTGTTTAGTGCGTAACGTAAGTCTTCTACACGATAAACATTGCGACCATGTTCTTTTGTGATTTCATTAAAAACTTGAACTTCAAACCCATAAAAAGTGAAGTAAGTGGCGGTATCAAGCTTTTCAATACACTTTAAGCATGTAGTTGCATTGACCAAATCACCTAAGGCAGCTATGAGAGCTAAACCTGTCTTAAAATTTCTTTCCATTTTTTCCCCTTAAAAGCTAAATCTTTCTAATTGCAATTCGCCACGCAAGCGCTTCGCTAAATACAAATGTTTTGCTAACTTGAATATGCGTTGTGGTGTGTTGATATATGCTAGGTCCGTAAACGGCGGCACATATCCATCGAAAACGCCGTGTATCTCATCAAAAATGACATCTACCAAAAAGTTGTATGCAGGCTTACAGTCCCATTCAGAATCCCATTCACCTGTACGAAACCAAAACATAAGTTTGTCGGGGCATTCGTCATAACCAAAGTTTGACTGTTTAGCCGCCCCCAATTTGATAAGGGCTTGTGCAGCCCGAGAATTAATTTTTTTCGTGATTCTTGGTTTACGTGAAACCTTTACCTTTACAGCCATATCACCACCAATTAAGCAACGGTTGTTACGCCTCGAATGATGTGTAGAGCTGTTTCATACGCTTCAGCTTGACCCTTCCAATATTCAGCACTGCGTTCTTCAACGTTTTGAGAACGTACGGCGACCGCTTCACGCTGGCCTTTAATTTGCTTTGCAATTTCTTGAATTTGACTAGCTTGAGGGTTGTTTTCCATGGCTTCACATAGCTTCAGTTCTAATGAAAGAACTTTTGCATTGACCAATGTGTAATTTGATATAGCTAGGTCACTAATAAGCGTGTTAATGGATTTATAACGCGTATGGATGAACCCTCGGCCATCTTGAAAATCAGCTTTAATGATTCGTTCGCTAGTGTCATAGATAATTGCAGTAGCTTGATGTTTATGAAAAGCAATGTAAGTGCTATCTGTTTTTTCTTGCAATTTATTCAAAACAGAATTAATTGCGGATACCCCAAGTAATTCAATTAAATTTTTCTCAAGTGACATATTCATATTCCGTATCTGGACGGACCAATTATATACAATATTGTATATATTTAAATACATTTTATACATTAACGTATATTTTTGTTATTAAAAAAGCCTCTAATGAGGCTTATTAATGCAATTATTGTATATAAATGGTTTTAATTTTGGCTCTTATAGCCAATACCACCCCCTAAAACATGCGCTAACCCACGATCAGATACGTTTTGTGTAATTGATGCATCTTGTTTATTAATTACTATTGGCGACTTCATACCAGCCTTGGAACTCTCATTCTTCAGGTCTTTAATAGTTGGTACTTTTATTGGTTTTGGGCGATCTGAAGTAGTTTTTGTATTAACGGCGCTAACAGTCTTTGGCTTTATTGCATAGGGTACTTGTACATTTGTTCTTACACCCGGTTTGACTGAACCAGCTACATCATCACCATTTTCCTGAATTGCTTTATCAAGGTTATTACGATAATTGTATTCTTTTGCTAAATGGGGCTTCCAATCAAAAGACTTTCCATTTCTTAACCTGCTTTGGCCGTATGCCCATTTAACATATTTTTTACCTAATACGCGTGCTGCATCCTCTTTTGATGCATTGGGGTTATTCTTCATATATTCCCGTACAGGCGCAAATGCAGGGTCATTTTCAAGTTCCCACTTAGTGAACTGTGCCTGAGCATCTAACGAAGCTTGGCCCTTTTTAAAGTTTCCATTGTTATCGACCAATCCTCGTTGTTTCATAAAGGCATTTAAACGGTCACGGCGGGCACCTTGCCATGATATGAGCCCCTGATTAATACCGCCTGCTTTATCCTGGTGTTTTCCGAATAGATATTCATCACGATAGTCATTTTCACGGCCTATCGAAGCCGTCATTGCTGCCGCCCAATTGGAATTAAAACCAGCTTTTTTCATAGCGTTATAAACAGCTAGTTGTTTTTCAGTCTTATTCTTTCCTATTGGTGAATTGACATCACTGCCTACAGCTCCCCCACTCATATCATAAAGGCCCTGCATACCCTTATCGTATAACGATCTACCCCAGCCCCCGACAGTCTGTACCGGATGTGTTACAAGGCTGGCTGTACCTCCTGCAACGGATTTTAGAAAATCAGTAAACAGTTTAGAAAAATCAATATCCTTTAACTCATCGGTCCATTCACCAACTTTCTTACCAAAAATACCACCAAGATATGCACCAAATCCCCCACCTAAAAGGGTTCCTGCGGGGCCAAAGAGTGAGCCTGCAGCTGCTCCCGCTATGCCCCCTGCAATTTCACCAATGCCCTTACCTTTACCACCAGAATCTAGGCCATTCCAATCTTTAGCAAGCATTCCCCCACCTACTAAAGCTGCAATTAATGGGAATCTCTTTAAAATCCCTTTGCCTAATTTTGCAATATTTTTGCCTTTCCCCAACCCAATTAGATCAGTAACACCTAACCCGCCTGCAGCTGCTCCTTTATTATTGCCACGTACAGCATCAATTAACCGCCGCAATAAGTTATTTCGTTCCTTATCACTTTTCTCTTCACGGCGATTTGCTTTTACTTGTTCTTCAGGCAAAACCTCATCATTACGTTTTTTACGAGCACGGCCATTAAATAGATTTGCAGCTTTGGCCGTCATATGAGAAAAAACGGTACCAACCGGGCTAACGATATCTTTTAGCTCAGTTAATGCGTCTATAGTCGGGTCATAGCCTCTTACGTCTCCTTCAGGACGTACGTTTAACACTTCTTTAAACTGAAGCATTAAACTCTTATCTTTCCCACCAGCTGCAGCAGATACAAAACGCCCGTTTTTATCTCGTTCCCGCTGTTTTTGGGCTCTATACTCGGCACTACTTGGATTTACTGCTTCTGAGGCGTCACGAGCCTTTTTATAGTCACTCTTTGGTAGATCAGTATCGATGATACGTACTGGCGCCGTACTATTCGGTAATATTCTATTGGCCTGTTTTTGCGCCGTTTTATTACCTTCTTGATAAGCCTCTTTTACCTCTTTAATAGCATCGGTAATATCTTTACGTTCGCTATCAATGGCTTCCTTAACAGTGCCTACCATAGCTTGTAGAATTTCATAAGTATTGTCTTTGGTTTGATCAATACTGTCGGCCATTTGTTTAAGCCGCTTTTCACCGATTAAAAAGCCCGTTTCATCCGCTCTTATTGCCATGTGTAACTAAACCATTTAGATATTTATTACATTATCGGTTCAGTGCTGTATGCGCTTTTCTTATATTTCCCACAAAAAAAACCCCATAAAGATTCAACCTTATGGGGATATGACTAAACTAATTAGTTGGGGCATATGCCCCGAGGATTTAAGAAATGACCAATTTCTTAGTCTTTATATTACAATAGTTTGCATTATGTTCAAATGTTCTTTTGAACATATGAACACTTATTTAACAATTATTACTCTTCCTCATCATCATCCATATCACTGACATCGTTATTTAGCCCCATGGCTTCCATTTGCCTATGTACCTCATCAGTAACTTCTTTCTGCAATTGTCCTGACTCAATATACATACGCCGTGATTTGACCATCTCTGTTTGTTCTTGCAATCGCTTAACTTGTTCTTCGTATTCAGCATCATCGTTAAGGTCTTGCATACGGGTACCAGTTTCAGGCTCTTTCGTATCATTGGGTGTAATACCATATAAGGCGAAATCAGCCTTTAAAAGTTTGTCGTAACCGGCAACAGAATTAACAAGGGTTTCCATAAAGCTCATATTAAAGTTATATGCAGCTTCAACATTATTACGGTCAACCTCTTTAGCCATTAGCTTGAATTGAATGTTTGTCATTAACTCCTTTGCTATGACAATTTGGTCAAGTGTATGGGCGTAAAGTAGGTGTATGCGATCTGTTGCAGCACGCCCGCGCTTAATGACTTCAGCTGTAGTTTTCTTCTTATGAATACTACTAGACAGTAACTTTTTGACTCCACTTACTGAAGTATTTACGATTGACTCTCTTTGACGTAAATATTCTTGATCAGCATTGTATTCATCAAGCTCTGAACCCTGTTGAAAGTCACTGTCATCTTCTTCAGAATTATCTGAATCCCCTCCAATTAGTAGTAAATGCCCTTTCGTTCGCTGAACGATCTTGGTTAGCTTCGCCGTTGATAGTTTAGCTAGTCCATCCGCTCTCACCCAATCCTCACGCTTGGCTCTGGCGAGTACAGTTGGTCGGGACGGTAGATCAAAAATCTGTGTTTCGTTCCGTACAATCTCAAGTAGACGATCTATGCTTGAGCTGCCGTCAGCTTCATATACTGCTTTAATACATGCCCAAACTTCCTCAGAATATCGGGCTGTATTGCTTTTCTTCGTTTCAGTTTTCGACATGAATGATTAATCATTATTAAGTTTAAATTTCATCTGATAAGTGAGCTGGTAGAGGCTTTGGCACCCTGTCCTTATGCAGATTTAAGTTCATTTTTTCAAATCCTTCCATCTGCTCAATCATGTTAAGTTCAAGAGCTCTATGATACTTGGCTATCATCACCTCAAAGGCTCTTACATGGTTTTCAAGATCGGCAGCGGATTGGATTAGATCAGGGTATAGACCAACAAACGCCATATCATGCTTGTGATTATTAATCTCTTTCACAAGATTTTTCGCTGCCACATGCAGCATTGCCCCTTGAAATTTAGGCAGACGTTTCATTGTCTGAGTAATAGCTAAACTTATTTGATCAGCCGCTTCTAACGCAGTACAGCGCATTGTGTCGAGGATGAGGCCATTATGCGATGCTGCTAGATCGGGTTCGATTTCATTGCTAATACCAAACAGGAAATCAATACTGCACTTATATGCAAGGCTAACTTTATAAAGTGTTTGTGCCGATATTGGTTTAGTGCCTTTTTCTAACTCAACAATACGATTGAGTTGTTTTTCATCCGTGTAACCAAAAATTAATCGCATGGCAACAGCCCTTGAATAGCCAGTCCATTCGCGAGCTCGGCGGCAATTCTCCCCAATCATTTTATTAAGTTTTTCTTTATCTACTGAATCTCTAAAAGTTGTGATTTCTGACATGATTAGATACCTAGATAAGATTTGATTTGAGCCATTGCGTCAGCTACGTTTCTGACAAAAACGACTTTATTACCCAGTGATTGAAGTAATTTTATTTGAACTTCTTGTTCTGGCCGTAAGCGTCCCTTTTCACTTTTCAATTCAATCCATAATGCGCTAAATCCCCCACGTGCTACAGGTAACAAAAGATCAGGCGTACCAGCAATAACGCCCATTTCTTTAAAACGCGCTGCTTCTGTCTTTGAACGAAGCCCGCCGTTTGGAATATGACGTATCAATTCAGATACTTTGAAGCCTTGATATTTTAAAAAGGCACATTCTTTAATAATTTGGATTTGTATTTCATCTTCTAAAGGCGATAAACCCATAATTCTGCGTTCTAACGCCGAACGGCGCGTCTTCTTCGCTTTGGGCGTTTTTACAGCGGGAATATTGGTTTTAAATTTTGCAGAGGCTTTTATGCGAAAAGTCATATCACTTAGCCTTTAATTGATCTTCGCAACGAAGAAATGCTTGTTTATTTAACTCCGCAATTGCATTTACTTGTTTTCGTTTAATTCCATGGCGAATACGGCCTACTACGTAATAAAGACCAACCGTAATTAAAAGCCCCAATACCAAAAGAGTAAGAAATAGTGCGGTTTTATGCATAAAAACTTAACCTATATACATTTATGTATAAATATTCTAAATAATTATACATTAGTGTATCTAAATTAATACAGACCTGTATATAAATTTAGGCAAAAAAAAGCTACTCGTTAGAGTAGCTTTCCTTTGAAACATCTACAGCCGCTTCACACTGTGCTTAATCTATCTGGAATTAATAGATTTAGCGTCCCCCCGCTTGGAGATTCCATAATATACACAAACGTATTTATGTCAATACATAAAACGTATATTTATTACTTATAGTGCATAGCTTCTAAAATTGCTGCAGGTATAGATTTATCCATGTCACTTGTATCAGGTTCAGTTAATACCAGGTGTAAACCCTTAACTGTCGATCTGAGTGTAATGTTTTCAACCTGCAGTGTATTCCTTTCCTCTGTCATCTTGTCCAGCTGTTTGCGTAACCTTTTAATCTCTTGATCTTTTTCAGTACGATATTCGGCAACTGCTCTTTTATAGCCTTTTGCTGAAGCAATTCGTACTTGGGGGTGCCAATCTAAATCATTTGTGGACCAAGCATATTTCGAAAATAACTTAGAAAGTCCATCTTCATGATGCTTACTAAAATAAAGCACCTCAAAAAAGAGGAAACTAAAACTCCAAAAGGTTGGTTTATTTAAAAGGTTAAATTCATGCTTTTTCCGCAAATGTATACCTTTTAGACCAAAAATAATTAAAAACATAGCTTAATCTCGGTCTATACAGCGCCAGCCGTTTAATTGTGCGGATGAATACGGTACGCAATCATTAAATGCGTAATATTCATATTCGGTTTTACTTGAAAAACTCTTTTTTCGTGAACTATACAATGGCTTCTTAACTGGAACATTGTTGGTTACAGGCTTTGGCGGTACTTTCCCTATCGATCTGACTGACGAGCTTTTAAAATTTGAGGTAGTTTTAGTATTACTTAGGCTATTAATTGCACTTGGTCGGCTTACAGGTGATGACCGACTTGCACTGAAAGACGATCGAGAAGCACTTACGGCGCTATTCGTGGCTGTTGAGCAAACAGCCATAGGCATAGCAAAGGCAACAAGTAGACAAAGGCGCGAAACTCTTAACATAAAAAATCCCTATCAAAGAAAGCCATAAAAATGAACAAATGTTCAAATAAACATTTGTTCATATGGGTTGTCGGGAAATATAAATAATGCGGCTTGTAGGGCTTTGTTGTTATTCCACTCCCTTTTGTTGCTTTACTTGCTTAATCAGGGTTCGCATTTCACGCCTTAAAAAATCAATAGCCCAAACCATTGGCTCATTATTACGTTTTACAGCCTCTTTATACTGCATATCAAGTTGAACTAAATGTCCCTCAAATGTTGTAAATAACAAGGTTAGATTGCATTTAAGTCTTGATACTTCCCCTTCAAGTTCAATAATTCTTAGTGCAGCTTGGTCAGGCTCGAGCCTTAGTCTGGTAAAACAAGAACCATCATTTACACACCCTTTACGTTCATTACAGACCCATGGCGCACCTGATTGACATTTACTGAGTGCGTTACCCCATATATTCTCATCCTCACTAGCTAAATCCTCTTCACATGCAATCTTATTCATTGCTGCCAACCCCTGTTAAATTCAAGGTTTCAAGTGTTTCTAAGATACCTGCAGAGAAAGACGGCGCTCGATCGGCTTCAGGTATTTGATATTTGCGTTCATACCTGCGTATTACCCGGTCTTGCTCTTTATTAAGTCGTTCAAGTTCTGTGATTTGGTTTGTTAGCTTAGGGAAAGCTCGCTGCATATAAAGAATTTGTTCAGGGTCTTGTAAACGCGCTAACGCCATACACATTAAATTAAACTCATTTTGAAAATTACGTTCATTGAATGCATACGCTTTGAAGTTGTTCACTAGATCGGTATGACTGCGCCACATACGCGGTTTGTTGTCATAAGTGGTACCGCACGGCGTTTTAGGTACAGCCATTGCCCCAGCTATAACCTTACACCGCCCAGCTGGTGACACATAAATAAGCCCCCATTTTTCAGGCAGTTCATCAGCCTTAATTAAACCTTGTGGGCAAATGTAATAACGCCATTTACCTACACCTGTTTCGGGTTTAGCTCGATGTGGCTTTTTCCGATCGGCCAGAAAGTCAGAACGGCTTACTTTTGCCTCTAAAACAACGGTACCAACATCATGACCACGTTCATAAATCTTTCCATCAAACTCATATGGCTCAATAGTGCCGTGACGAATACCAAACACATCAGGATTTTCGCCGTAACAAGCTGCTTCAATAATTGTGAAGTGACAACCATGGCCGTTTGCTGACTCTGGCCGTTTTAAAAACTTAGCCCCAATTTCACATAGTTCTCTATGATTCATCGTAAAAACCTTGTGGAACTTTCCAAAAAACACCATCACCACCCGTAAAAGTTTTGCCCTCTTCATCCTTTGCACTTATAACCGTAGCAAAGCGACCAACTTTTACTGCAGCAATTCTCAGCTTCCCCTTGGGTGACCATTGAGAATTAGTCGTCATCACTAAATCCCCAACGGACCACCCAAAAGAAGCGCTTTCTTTAAGTTGAATAGCCATTACAAAAACTATTTACCAAGCTTCTGTAGAAACTCAGATTCTTTGATTTCCGTCATATGAGGTGAAATAACGTTTGTTTGACCTGAGACTTTAACTAGAACAGCATTAGGAATAAGAGAAAGACGGGTAACACCCCCAAATATCCAGTTTCGGTCACAAAGCTTGTCAATTACAGCTTCTAAGGTGAACTCTTGAAGAAATTGGAGTGGTAATTTTTGGGTTAGCTCAGAATAAAACTTCTTATTCGTTTTACGGGGTAAAAAAATCGTAGCGTCATGGATATAGCCGTTTTCCGCTTCATAGCGGGTTGTGCCTGCAGTTTTCCAAAGATTACGGTCAACGCTCTTCAGATCAGTATTAGCTATAAAAAAGCCACTACAACGGAATGCGCCTAATCCAAAATTTTGGTTGCGCTGAATATTGGCACCTAAGAAACCATGTTCTTTAGCCAAAGCATCAAGTTTATTTAAATGATTATCACGCTCACCCAATTTTTCATTAATTTCAGCCACTAATGTCGGCTCTTCGATAATGTAAAAGTTTTCCATGTTTTAACCTAAATCAATTATTGTTAATTTGCCCGTGCGATATGCGCCAGTGTCTATAAACACGCAGTTATCGCGGCGGAATGCATTAAAAACCATCGTGTGACCAAGAAAGACATAATCAATGTTTTTTACCTCTTCATAACCAGAATAATGACGGTTTACCCTAGTACGTCCCCAAAGTGCTTGCTGTTGGGCTGATTTGATTGCCGTGGTGTCTTCTTGGGTAAAGGTGGCCTTAAATTGGTCCCAATCATTTTCTTTAATATTGCCGTGAACAAAGCCGTATTTTTTACCCTTATGATGAACCTCTAAAACGGTCGGCATTTTACGAAAAGCGGCTATAAGCATATGACGATCAAATTCTTCAATCTCATAGAACCACTGACCGCCATTTAAAATGTGGCATTTCTTCTTAACAGGTTCACTTATGCCCTCAATACACATGAGTTCATGGTTTCCTAATACCGCTTTAAACCATTCCTCACCAAGTAATTCAGCACATTCTTTACTTTGTGGCCCCCGATCAACTAAATCCCCTACAGAAATTAAAAGGTCATTATCAAAATCAAACCCAATTTCCTTTAGCCGGTTCATCAGTAAGGTATAACAACCGTGTAAATCACCCACGGCGTATAACTTACCTCTACGCTTATTAATTAGAACTTGAATCACTTGCGCCCTCCGGTTCTCTTACCAGGGCTTTCATTTGCTGAAATTGCTCTTTATTTTGAGTTCGCCATTCTTTCCAAGTGTTATCGGTTTCAATGTGTTTTATCCAACGTGGATGCTCTTTTTTCTCAACTTTAGAATGTCTGCAACGAATAATGCCGTCATCCCCTTGAGCTTGATCATTACGATCAAGTCTGAGCTCTTCTAGCTCATCATCATCCATATCTTCTAATTCATCTTCGTAGATATAGTTTTCACGATGCTCAGCACAAAAGAAGCCCCCGCAATGCTCTGTATGATTAGGGTCTTCACAACATGCGTACCCCATGCCCCTATTAATTTCAGTTAAACAACCAGGATGATCACAAAATGCGGGTATCCCATGCCCTTGCCAACGACCATTACGCTCATACACTGCATAACCCATATTATTTATTCCCCGTTTCTTCAATACGCATCCATAAATGGAACCGTTTAAACCACGTCAGCCCAAACAGCATGACTATATAAAAAATGTCCTTAAAATCGCCGTGCATGTTCCACAGCTGATCGTAGTAACCAGCAATATCGACAGCTGTTAAAAACATAACAGCGTCGAGATACATAACTTTTTTGTTAAAAATGAAATCTTTGCTTTCGAACAGCCATTTACAGGCCAAAACATAGGCACCAGCGCAAAATAGGTTAATTACAGTCCATAGGGCGCCGTGATAAGTGACTAAAAACATAAGCGGTCCTTAATTACTTTCCCCATTGTTTCAGACAGCTCAAAACCTTCTTTTTGATAAACAAAGTGTGGAAACCTCATAATTTCTTTAAAATTAATGTGGTTCATTGCTTCAGAAGCTTGGTTATATAGCTCATCAATCAACTGAGGATTAACCAGCTTTACCCGCCAACCTGCCCCCTTCTGCGGCTGGCATAACTGAATTGCACCCTCTGCTTCTAACTTACGAGCCATAATTAATCTTTGTCTCGAGTCAAACGAACCTACTGAAGACAGACTTGCCCATATATAACTAAGATCAGGACGTTTACGGTCAACATGCTTATCTAGTTCAACAAACATAATGATCTGTTGGGCCAAGACTCTAAAAAGGCACTCTTTAAAAAGCTCGTTGTTTTTATTTTTCATCCGTCTACCCCAACACCAATACCTAGACTTAGTTTTTTACTTTTAAATTTTTGCTCATCAGCAAAGCTTTTAAAGGCTGAAAAGCACGTCAATACACAGTGATTTGTCTTCACAACAAAAGTTTTACCTTCACCAACTGAATTTAGATATTTCTCTAACTCACCATTGAAACCCAGCCATTTCTTTTTAAATGGTCCATCCTGAACATAAAGTTCAGCTTCTTCATCCCCTAAGAATTGCCAGAACTCCATACGATCGGGAGTTGCCAATTCAATCTCACAATCAACTGTTTCGCCTGTTGTCTCTTCAACGGCGTGTACTCGGCTAAAAATGTGAAAGCTTTGCTCTGATTCAATGGCTCTTGTCTTCAATGCAAGTGCTAAGTCACCGTGATGGGCATTCATCCATATTTCTAAAGGGGTATGTGTACTCTCTTGAGGGTCCACGCCACCTAACAAGTGATGTATTTCGATTATTCTGCGTGCTTCCTCAACTTCCCAATGCATCTGAAATTTATGAATCTTTTTAGGCACCAATTTCATCGGGTTATATTTCTTACGCGGTTTAGCCATTTCAATTACTCACACAAACCGTAATTTGGTTTTCGTTACCTGTATCTGCAAATACCCCCATGAGGTTAGGTACTTTTTGTTCCAAAGCTAGTAAGAGGGTTGCAGCACTATCTTTACCCCCTGAAATAGAAACGATGTTAAGAACGGGGGAAAAAGGAAATTGAAAAATAATTTTCCCGAAAACTGGTAATAAACGAACAATCTTCATGCAACCACCGAATATTTTTGCTCATGTTTAAAGTTCGCTTCTACAAGTGCTCGCGCAACCTGAGGACAAACCGAATTACCGCACATTCTCGTTTGTTCTTTCTTATTCAATTTCACGATATTCCCTTGCTCATCTATGCCACGGTCAAAGATGTAGCCCTCTGGAAAACCTTGAGCTTTAAATAACTCATGTGGCTGAAGCATTCGAAAACCGATATCAGCAATTGCATACGTCTGGCCTTTGATAACAACAAGCCCAAATCTTTCTTTAGTAGGTATTGTTCTAAGCGGCTGATCAACCGGGTTGCCGTCGCGTTCATTCCCGTAATAAGCCGTCAGGAAAGCCCTTACTTCCGCAAAGTGGCCGCCTGAAGCAGTAATAGTGTGAATTGGTGTATCTAACGGCTGACCAACATTGTTATTTCTTAATTTGACTAAATTACTGGTCACAAGGCTGTGATGATCTTGGCTTGTAATCGTATGAATCGGCTCTTGTACTTTGCTACCGACAACGCCTGTATAGTTTTTTGCTAAAAACGCGGAAACAAGTGCATGATGACCGCCTTTTGTAGCTGCACAAATTGTACGTATAGGCTCATTAGCAGGCATACAGCGGGGTGTTGATGCATTCGCGCATTCAGTTAATACAGGGGCAATATAAGGCTTTTTCTTATTTTCAATAATGTAGGGTTTTTCAGCATTAATGACGTAACGCATGATTCCAGCTGCTATACGTTTTAATGTAGCTGGCTGAAGCGGCTTTTTACGTTCAAAAATACTCGGGCAATTAAGTGACCAATCTATACATTCACTTACTGGTACCCACTCACGCACGTGCTTAAATTTACCATTAAGACCTTTTATAATTTCAGGGTCTTCATGACTAAAATCAGGCCACACAATTGGTAAACCATCACGGCGTGCGATGAGGAATAATCGCTTTCGTAAAGTCGGGGCGCCGTAATAACTGGCACGTAAAAAGCGATATTCAACTTTATAACCTTGATGACCCAAAGCATTTATAAAGCTGCGAAAAGTTTCCCCTTTATATTTTGGGTCAGGTTTACCGTCTGGCCCTAATCTCCCCCATGTTGTAAATTCCTCAACATTTTCCAATATGATCACACGCGGACGGGTGAGATCAGCCCAACGTAGAGCAATCCAAGCCAACCCACGTATTTTTTTATCAACTGGCTTACCGCCTTTCGCTTTAGAGAAGTGTTTGCAGTCAGGTGATAGCCAAACTAAACCAACTGGCTGATTGTTAGTTATTACATCGGGTCTAACATCCCAAACACTTTCACAATAATGCTTGGTATGTGGATGGTTTATACGATGCATTGCCAGCGCTTTCGGGTCATGATTAATTGCAATATCAACAGGACGACCGAAAGCTTGTTCAAGTCCTGTACTTGTACCACCGCCGCCCGCAAAGTTATCGATAATTAGTTCATGGGGAAAAAGACCAAGTGCGCTCATTCTGTTGCACCCTTCTCTTCAGGGAATAAGACAGCATTACTTGGTAAATCATTTAATAATGCACGTTGTCTTTCTTTCCAAAGTTCAGCATGTTTATTAAAAGACTTATCGGTATTGCCCATACCTCTTTTTCTTAAAAAGGTAGGATTTGAATAAGGCAAATCGCGGCATAAAGCTGCATTGCTTATTTTTGATAGTTCGATATAACGTCGATTGTTAAGCATGTATTAGCCACCCCAATTTCAATTTATTTCTTTAAGTTTCAACACACTAAACAATGAACAATTGTTCATTTGAACATTTGTTCATTTAATCCATAGCCATAAATTCAAGTTGTCCCCTCTAAACAACTTATGAGTAGAGGGAACATTTTTAAGTTTTAAAGCTCGCCTAATAAGTATTTATCAATACGTGTACCAATCCATTTCATAACCGGTACCGCCATTGAGTTACCTAAAGCGGCATATCGCTTTGTGTCAGGACACCTTTCAAGACTTTTACCCTTATATGGGATACGCGTGTAATTGTCTGGAAAACCCTGAAGGCGCTCACACTCAAGTGGTGTTAAACGCCGTACAACACCATCACAAATAAAGTTCTGGTTGTGCATCCCTTGCTTAGACGTTAAAGCCCCAGCTATTTCTCCATCCCCTCCTACAGCCCTAACCTCATCACGACTGTTTTGCTGAAAACTTAAGGCACCATGAACATTAGATATAGGTTTACACCCTGTAGAAGCTCTCAATGTCGGCGCCAGCTGTAAAGCAACATCATCTGCAGCATTGTCATTTGCACAAAAAATTAAATCTGCATCAAAAAGAATTTTTCCATCTTCAACAGATTGATTACCTAAACCCTTTTCATCTGATTTACATAAAGTACCTATTGGGTCTTTATGGCTTATCCAGCTCCTAGTTCGATTTGCACTTTTAGTGCCTGCTCGAAGGGCTCTGGCAATCTCTTTCCTCGTGCTTCTGATCGGCGCAGAATCCCTACGCACGCCACCGAACTCAAATAGTATTTTTTCGGGACGGAACCCGTCTCTAGCACTTCCGATAACGAACACACGGCGGCGTCGTTGTGGAACTCCGAAAAATTGGGCGTCGAGTATCCGCCAAGCGGCTGACCTTTCGGGTCCAAACAAAAAACCTGCGTTCTTCCATTTAGCCCCTGCCGGTTCGAGCTCACAATTTTCTCCGGCAATTGCTCCCAGAAGGCATCCAAAGGCATTGTCTTTTGTTGAGAGGACCCTTGGTACATTTTCCCAAATAATGATAACTGGCTCTTTTCCATCCACTTTTCTCACTTCATCAATTGCATTTGCGAGTTCAATGAACGCTAAAGTCAATTGACCACGATCATCATTCAGAGAATTTCTTAAACCTGCTACGCTGAATGCTTGGCACGGTGTACCACCAATCAAAATATCAGGCGCTTCAATTTCTCTGCTTCTAATCTTGTCAGCAATCGTTGTCATATCGCCGAGATTAGGAACCCTTGGGTAATAGTGCTCTAAAACAGCACTAGGGAAACTTTCAATTTCCGCAAACCAAAGTGGCAACCATCCCAGCTCATGCCATGCAACCGTTGGCGCCTCGATTCCTGAACACACTGAGCCATACGTTAAAGCCATCTTTTTCCACCTTTGGTTAAATTTGGAAAAAGATCGTGCTCTATGTGGGAACATTGATAACAACAATATTCCTACTAGCAAAAAATACACTTTACGTATCATTGTATGCATTAAAGTATAATTATGTATGTGTATTTATGCAATAACGTATAAATATTTTATTTAATTATTAAAAAACCCCGCATTTGCGGGGCTTTTATACATATTACGTATTAAAGTTCAAGTGAATCAACTGATTCTGCTACATCGTCTTCACTTCCGTCTTTTTCATCTTCCTGTTTTTGTAAATTGAGCAATCCATTTTTTAGCTGGCAATATACGTAATAATCAAAGTCGATCAACTTCACATCGTTTAATAGACTTGGCTTGCTTCTTAACAGTGTTGCAAGAATGTCCTTGGCAAGTTTACGGTTACTTACTTCGTCGTCTGTTACTGAGCCTGAATAGAACTCACTGTAATCATTTAGGAATTGAGGACATGACACCAAGAAACCAATTTGTTTTGTTGAGAAGCTATCAATACGAGTAATGTATTTTACGCGGTCAGGGTGCTTGAAGTGCGAACCGTCATCACTATAAGGTACACCTGCTTTAAGCAGCTTAGTTTTAAACGCAAGTAGTTTTGCTTCTATCTTCTTCATCCGATCTGAAGCTTTATATTCATATATGAATCTTAGGCCAACAATACTAAGACCACTTTTAATATTCTCAACCTTAGTGATTGAGATATTAGACAAATCATTAATTTCTTTAACTGAAGGTCTAATAATACGGCGCTTTAAATTATCAATGTCATTGTAAGAAGGCTTATCTTCAAGATCGAGCGAAAATTTTAAATCATCCAATGAGATTTCTAAAATATTTGATTTCCATTTGTTTTCAATCAACATTCGGTACAGTCGTATTGAATAAAAGCCATCTAGTTGAGTGACTTGTTTTAATTCATGCGAAAAGTAACCAATTAATTTCGAATCAGCCTTGTCTACAATTACTCGATAAAAGTATTCATAAAACTCAGGAGCAAAACGAATTTCAATACACTTACTTTTAGCTATATATTTGCAGTAAGTAATCATCGGTACTTTAGCCGGTTCTGCAGAATCAGGCTCTTTCACTTTCATAACTAAAGGCTGAAATTTAGTATATATACGGTGAAGTGCTTTATCTGCTGTCTTCTCTATTTGTTGTAATTCTTTTTCATCTAATTCAGCGGGTTCACCCTGCAGCATTTTTTTATGTGTAAGTTCAGCGTAATTACGTGCTGATATCCGTATTTTGGTATTCGGGTCAATATTGCCTTGATTCTCAAGTTCCATTTTACGAATAACAATCATGGCAGCAAACATTAGCTTTTCTTGATTTGGGTCATGACTATAACTTGCATACGCCATTGTATTTCTTGTAACTACTAAGTTATCTTTTTTAACCCGTTTAGCAACTATCAACTCTTCTTTTTGTTCGGTCATTTAACTATTACCCCAAAAATCCTACAAATTTTCATTTTGTACGTTTATATCATCTTTTCCTTCTAAATACTTAATACTTTTTTGTATCTGTAGATAGAAAAATGGGTTTTTTCAGAGACAAGTTGTACGGTTTTACCTTTTTGGGCCCCTCCCCTCTTTTATTTTGAGACAAGTTGTACGGTTTTAAGCGTTTTGAACCGAAAATCAGCTAAAAAAAAACCTTCTAATCCATCCCCTTAACAATAAAAAACTCTTAATTTATCAGTTTGAGACATGTTGTACGGAAACAAAAACGGCGAGACATGTTGTACGGAAAACCTTTTTGAACATTTTTAAGTCAAAAATAAAGCTAAAAGTGTGAAATTAATCATAAATATATGAATTGTGGATAAGTGTGTTTATAAAATGAGACGTAATGTACGGAGACAGGACATGTTGTACGGTTTTAAAGACATGTTGTACGGTTTCAAAGACATCTTGTACGGATTAAAAGACATGATGTCGGGTTTAATAGACATGATGTACGGTCTTAAAGACATCTTGTACGGATTAAAAGACATGTCGTACGGTTACAAGGACAACTTGTACGGAGCTTGTATTATAAGATCATGATTTTTTAGTATTTATTTACCTCCTAAAACTTCTATAAAACGATCTAAAACCCTTTCAAAACCTCTTCAAAACATTACTAAAATTAAGTTAAAACATTAATAAAACCCTGATTATTTTTTTTAAATTCATTTTTGAATTTATTTCATTAAAAAAGTATGCCTGTTTAGGCATACTTTTAATTAGAGAAAATATAAATGAAATCTTTTACTTCTTTACTTTGATTGAACCCTTTGCACCAGGGAAACTTTTAAGTAACGAAAGAATAGCATCTGAAGTATCATAAGCTTTAATTTCACCACTCTTTTTTATATGACTGCCTTCATGTAAATAAGTCAGCTGATAACAATAAGTTTTGTTCACACCTGCTTTAAGAAATGCCCCCATTTAATTTACCTCTATTGGTGAACGTCGTTGTGAAATTTCTTTTACGGCCAACTTTTTTCTTTGTCGAAGATCGGCCGCATAAAATGAATTTGTACGCTTACATATCTTGCAACGACACCCAACGCTGTACCCTGTTCTGCCATGTTCTACGTTATCGGGCAATTGACCATTTTCGCTAAAATACTTTTTTGCTTTTTGAAAATATCTCTGGTTGTTTTCAGTAATCCGTGGACGCATTACACTCACATAGTAGTTAATACACTCACTACATCGACATTTATAAGTTGCATATGCGTGACTTGTACCATGTTTAGTTTGAACAGTTAAAAACTCCCCCGTTAATTTAAAGTGTTCGCGAAGCTTTGCAATATTCCTTTTAAGTCTTTGTCTTTTTCTCAAAGTAGTCATTAAAGTGCCTTTTAGTGTTCAAATGTTCATTTGATCATATGTTCAAATGAACATTTTATTTCAAAGTAAATTTGCTTTTAAAGGGGTAATACCCTTATCTAACAATATGTTAATCAATGATTCATCTTCAGGTTCATGATTATATATAACTTCAGATAGTCCATATCGTAATAAACCTTTTAAACAATACTTACAGGGTAGATCATCAACTAACGCGCCAACCTCCCCGATTTCCGCTGCAGCATTACCACTACTTAGATTAAGACGGGCCATTGCAGCAGAGTGAACATGAGGATTATCTCTCTCACAAATATGGCTCTTGAGCATTCCCTCATGCTTAGAATCAAACCCTAACGATATCACTCGATATTTAGAGCCTAATTTTTGATAGACCAGACATGCCCCCATACTTCCAAAATTTGCATGAGCCCTTACACGGGAAAGCATTAACTGCAGTTCATCCAATGAAAAGTATTTATTACGCACCAGGTGCTCTAATTCATCTTTAATCATTATGTGTTTATGAAATCCTGAATTAACTTCATGTTCTACATAAATCATGCCCGATTTAAGTGTTTTAACACCGTACCTCAGAACAACATAACGTGAATTACCTTTAGCTTTCCCCATTTTTCGTAAGGAAACCGTAGAGGTTTTTAAGTATTCAGCTAGTGCCTTTTGTCTACCACTACCGCGCTTCATCCAGCTTTTTAAACGTTTATGAACACGTAAAGCCTGCTTTTCCTCAACCTCAATTAACTCCATAGCCTTTTTAATTTCCAGCATACAAGCAGTATCGACCTTATATGTGAAAATCATTGAATGCAGAGTTTGTCGCTTAATCCCCAGCACTCTAGCGAGCTGTGATAAACGGCCACGGCGCCTAGAAAGCCATTTATCTAAATTTTTATACTCATTAAGTAAATTCATGCAGTTAGTCCCGTAAATAAATCTTGTTGCTTTTCAGCTTGAGGGTTAATCCATAAAATCTCTTGTCTACCTACTGAGCCATTTTGACCTGAAGCCGACACACTTTTATTTACTTTTTTCCATCCCAACTGATCATATAAATCATTGTCATACCCACATAAAATGACTTTCCCCTGCACATTTCTAAGTAAGTCAATTAACTCTTCATGCTGTTCATTCGTCATTTCATGGGTATATGCATCGCCGCCTAGCTTACGACATTCATGTAAATACGGCGGGTCTAAAAAGAATAAGGTTTCAGGTCGGTCATGATCTCGAATAACTTGAAGAGCATCCCTTTTTTCAATCATGACTTTTTTAAATCGAGCAGCTGCTTCTTCAATTAAACTGCCTTGGCGATTCCAAATAGTAATAAGGTCTGTACACCCCCTAGCCGTATCCGATCTAAAGCCAGTGCTACTTTTAGTCGAACCTGTACTACCGAACCCCATCTGAGCTTTAACAACTAATCGACGTGCTCTTTCAATTTCATCAATACAAGGTGTTTTTGCAGAAAGAAATTCACTTCTTGAGTAAGGAGTATTTTCAATCAAAGTTTTAAGCTGCTTAGACTTAATCGGGCATCTTAAAATTCTGAAGAAATTAACTATTTCATCATCAATGTCGTTATAAACCTCTATTCGACTTGGTTTTTTTTCAAGTAATACTGAGGCAGCACCCCCGAATGCTTCAACATATGTATCGTGATGCGGAAAATGTGAAATTATCCAGCTGGCAAGTCTAAATTTGCCACCGTGATAGCGAAATAAAGGATGTTGCATAAAAACCTCTAAATCACTTCGATAGCATTTGATTGGCGGTAACTTTGCCAATCGCAATTAACTACAAGAATACGGCCACTTTCTAAGAAGCGGTCAGCTGATCGGCTACCGATTAGTTTCTCAAGCTCTGTATAAGCAATATTCGAAGTGATTAAAGTTGGTAGTCTCAACTTATAACGAGCATCAAGAATTGTGGTATATGCTTCAAATAGATAAGAGCTCGATGCCAAGCTTCCCACGTCATCTATGCAGAGAATTGGAACATGTGAAAGATGGTTATAGATTTCTTTCGTAGTTGTTCTACAGTCTTTTTTCCACGTTTCTTGAATATCATTAATCAGCTGAGATTCTGTTATGAATGCACAACGTAATTTATTTTCATAATAAATATCGTTAATGTGCTTAGTGGTACATTTCACAGAACGCTTAATTATGTTCTGCAGAAAAATACTAGCCATTGCAGTTTTACCTGCACCCATTGAACCGGATAAAAGAATATTTCTGCAGTCGATTGCTGAACCTTTTGCAATAATTGCTTGTATCTCTTTAATCAAGGCTTGAATAATCAGCTTTTGTTTTGCGCTTTTACTTGTATCAAGCTCTTCAAAAGTCAGGTTAATACTGTTTTTGGGTAACTTCGCTTTCTTATATTCTTCATGAATCCTTAATGAAATGGCCTCATTCAAAGCTTTTTGATTGCCTGAAGAGTTACATTCGTAACAAGTGCCGTCTACTGAAGCGGAGATTAATTGTGGTACCTGAACTTGCCTGTAGCCATGTATTTCACAACCCACCCGTACACTTTGTACGGAAATATGGTTTTGTATTTCCATACGCTCTAAACGGTTTTCGCTCTCTTTAACTTCTTTTGCACAGAACGGACACGTAGAGTCACCAGTAAGTTTAAATTTACGATATTTTCCATGCGTAGAGCATTCATATTCGTTGTATAGATCAGTCATAGCACCCATACCCTAGAATCCTTCAAAATTGAATTTTTCATCATCATGGTTTTCAACGCATTGATGTTGAACGGGCCTTTGTTCAGAATTATTTAGAATGAACCGGCTGAAATCTTTAGAAGGTTTATTTAAAGGCTTGTTATGAGCAGGTTTATTAAAATGTTCAGAGCTACCCAACGCTTGCATACGTGCAAAGTGAGCTCGTTGACCAGCTGGGGAATGGTGGATTTTCAAAAGAAATTTAATCAAATTGTTTAAGCGTTGATGATCGCTTATGTTTTTGTATTGATCATGATTTGAATTGAAGTCTACAAGGTAGTGATCTAATTGGTCTTGAGTTTGAATCATTGAACCCAAACCAGCCATTTGCAATCTTGCTAAGAATATAGGGTCTTTAAGTAGAACCCTGTATTTTTCAAGTAGTTCATTTCTTTTTTCCATGTCCCCTCCCCTATTAATATTATTTAAATTATTACTTCTTAACTCATTGTATTTATTAGTGGTGGATTCTCCGCAAACGGAAAACCCGTTTGCGGCTTGAGCGTTGTTTTCATCAAATTCATCAAAATTGAAACCTAACTGAGCATCAGAAAAAGAAGCGGTATCCTCTGCTTGAGCGAGTATCTTTGTTTCAATAGGTGATTCAAAAATTTGATAAACGACCTTACCAAAGGTGCCATCTGAATTTTTAAGTTGAGTACGTTTGATATACCCGGCTTCCTCTAGCCGGTTTAACATTCCTTGTATAGCGTCACGGCCCTCTTTACCCTTTTTCACAAGGGCCTGTATACAAACTCTATGTTTATCACCCCATGACAATAATTCGACAAGTAAGCCTTTATCAGCCCGTTTAATATTCGGGTCACGTAAAAGTTTATTTGAAAGAACGGTATAAGGGTTTTCTTTGCTGTGCTCAGCACGATAGATAGTCCTTTGCAGAACATCTAATACAGCCATATTGGTCATTGTTAAATCCTAAAAAATTAGTCCCGAAGAATCTGATCTACTTTTATAGCCCCATTCGTCAGCTCTTCTAATCTCCGCGCTACGTTGTACGGAACAGGAACCTCCCCCGATAAATAACGACTAATAGACCCCTGAGAACAATCAAAAGCTTCAGCTGCCGCCTGTTGATTACAGAATTGAACACGTATAGTTGCTTGAAACTTACGTAACTTAATCTGATCTTCAGGTTTCAAAGATTCGAAAATGTCTTTTCGGCGCTTAGCTAATTCAGCTCGGTTAATCTCTTTCAAGTTTTGCATAAATGTATCTGAAATAACTTTTATGTATTAATGTGTGTAATAATATGCGTATATGTATAAATATTCAATAAAAACGTATAAGTGTAAGTACGATTCTGTCTACTAGTAATGCTTGCGTTTAATGCATAAAATCGACTTCAGTTTATACATTAATGTAAAAAGTGTGGTATATGTATCATATTCTAAAAATGTATAGACACATTTATTAATTATAAATTGATAGCCTAGAGGAATTAAGATGTCGCAAAGTCTTATCGAACTTGATAATAAAAATGAGAGTATTGGAGAAAGAATTGACCGACTCTTAAACGCTCAGAAACTTGATCAATATCAACTAGCTAAAAGCGCAGGAACCACTCAAGCAACAATTAGTAGAATTATGAGCGGTAAAGTTAATAATAGTAAATTTATGCCAGCTATTGCTCAGGCGTTAAATGTTTCTGTCGAATATTTAATATTTGGTATCGAAACCGATGCGCAAGTCGACGAATACAGCACTGAGCAATTGCGTATACAGCAAAATGATTTTATGCTTATTCGCAAGTATGAAAACGTGTCAGAGAAAAATGAAGATACGCGTACTAAGAAAAAAGCAGAGGACATTTTAATGTTAGAAAAGAGTTTAATTCCGTTGGGGTCAAGTTCAGAAGATTTACGTTACATAACGGTGCCAGACCATTCAATGTCTCCTAAAATTCCTACTGACGCAAGAGTTTGTTTTACAACGAAAGATACTACTGTTGTAGCTGGTAAAGCATATGCTATTAAGTATGGTTCTTTGACTGAACAAATTCGATATTTATACCCGTTACCAGACGGCGGAATGCGTATTCGTGTTACACCTGAACAAGCTGAAGAGTTTCCAGAAATGATCGTTACTGCAGAAGAAATTCAAAAGAACGTCTTTAAAGTTTTAGGAAAGGTATTTAGTGTTACAAGTAGTTGGATTTAATAATATTTCTTTTCTATATTGCGGGCTTTAAGCCCGTTTTTTTATTGCTATATACATTTTTGAATACAGAAAAATACGTTTTAAAAATAAGATATATGCGTTTTTACAAAAATTAACCAAATCACTAGGGTATTTTTTTTACGTTTTTATGCATACTTGCATAAATATATACAGAAGTGTATATTTTGAATTGTTATTTATGCGGACTTTAAAACATGCAAAAAACTATACAAATCACTGAATCAAATACCGATCAGTTACCCCCTTCCCCTAGCTCTGACACTTCATCAGTGAACTTAGCTAATAAGTGTATTGCTGGCCTTATTTTTCTCATAGAGATTTATTTGGTTATCCAAGCCATGCTAAAAAAAGTTTTTTCTATCCGGCTTATCCAGATTCTTACTTCATTCACTATTCTTACAGCCCTCTTCTACGCTTTTTTAATTTTCGGTGGGGATGCACAAGAAATAGAAAATGAGGGTCGCTATCAAGCAAACCAGAAGTATATACAGCTTGTTGAGTCTAAAAACCCTGAAGGTATATATATTTCTAAGTAAATGTTCATTTGAACAAATGAACAAATGAACAAATGAATTTTTTTAAGGTTTAATCATATGTCTATTAATGGCAATTTAGGCAAAGACACAAAAACTGAAATAACCGCAGCTGACTGCGTTGAAAATCTGCTGTGTGGTCCTATTATTTCCATTCTTGTTGTTAGTAAAAAGACTGTACTGAACGTAAATTTCCTGAGTTGTTTAACAAATTCACTTCAGCTGATAAGCAAGATTTTATTCAGTCCTTATATAAGTAATTTTATTTTGTTTATTTGTTCAAATGAACATATGAACAAAAGAATATTTGTTTAATTAAACATTTTGACTCAATTGATAAATAGAGCATTGATGATCTGTTCTATAGTCAGTGTGAACATTTAAACATTTGAACAAATGAACATTTGTTCAAAGGAACAAAAAGAGGTGTTTTTATGCAAGCTGGTTTTAATTTAAATAATAATCAGGCTAGTGACTTTCGCGGGGTACATGTTGTGCAGGCTATTGCTGCAGTTCATAAAGCTCTTGCAAAAATGGGCATTGCTAAAGGCAGACGTACAAATAGTACAAACTCTAAATTCACGAACTATAATTTTCGTGGCATTGAAGATATGTACAATTTCATTTCGCCTCTTATGGCCGAGAATGGTCTGTTATGCATACCTACTGTAAAAGATACAAAGCTAACTGAAATTAAAAATCAAAATGGCGGAGTTACCCGCCATGCTATTGTGACTGTTTCCTATAATTTCATTAGTGTTGAAGATGCATCAATTATTACTGCAGAAATGGTAGGTGAAGCAATTGATACTGCAGATAAGGCTTTGAGCAAAGCGCTCAGTATGGCTCACAAAGGTTTATATGAGCAGGCATTTTCAATACCGACTAAACCCTTCATTAATGATTACCAAAACGCAACCCAGCCTGATCAAGCACAAATACAGGGCAATCACATTCGTAACGTAAATGCACCTGACTGCCAAGAGTTAGAGGCATTCGTAAATTTACTTCGTTCAATTAATTGTAGCTTTGAGCGATTTTTACACCAACGTGGCATAACCGAGAAACAATTAACTCGCGATATGCTTAAACAAGAGACTATAAACATTGAAAATTACTTATCGGGTCAAGGTGCTCCAAGGTATCAATATTAATCTTTATATATGAACATTTGTTCATTTGAACAAATGTTCATTTGATTAAAAGAACCTTTGAACTATTGAACATATGAACTTAATCGGTACAATACCTGAATTACTTTGCTAATTAGGGTTGTACATAGAGCTGTAATAAACCTATATGTCTTTGATTGATCAATTATTCAATGATCTTTTATATGACAAACTAATAAATAAATTGGATTTAAGATATGACGACCAAATATATCTCATTGCTTCAGCTTAAGGGCGGGGCTGGTAAAACTACAATCGCATTTAACCTTATCGGTTATTTCCTATCAAAAAATAAAAAAGTCTTAGGCGTTGATGCCGATATGCAACAAGGTACTTTGTATGCCTGGTCAAATCTTTTTAAACATCCTAAATTTGAATGTGTAGGGGTTAATACTCTTGAAGAGTTAATTAACGTACTTCGTGAAGCACAAGAAAAATACGACATTGTTATTACTGATCTACCACCACGTCTTGCAGATATAGCACGCTCAAGTCTCGTTTTTAGTGATTTAGTTTTGGTTCCGGTACCTATTTCATCTGCTGATGTATGGGCAGCTATGGACCTAACAAAACTTATAGAAGCGGCAAAGGCTGAAAGTAACACTGCAAAAATTCGCGTAGTGTGGAATATGTTTAAGTCAACTAAGCGAAAAATAGAATCTAAAGAAGAAATCAAACAACTGTTAGGTCATGATGAGGTTAAACAACATTTATCTGATTACGTAGCTTATTCCGATGTCTTAGGTTTAGGTACATGGGTAGGCGAACACAATCATGAAAAAGCTAAAGCTGAATTTTTGGCATTCGCCAAAGAAGTAGAAAAGTTAATTAAGTGAAACGGTAATTTTTATGACTAAAGCAAAGATGAGTTTTGCAAAACCTACTGCAGAAGAAAAACCTCAAACTGATCGCTTTGAGGCTGCGGCTGGGTTTGCTAAGGCTTCAAAAGAAGTGATTGAAGGCTCTAAAGATGAATCGCGTGTAAATTGGGATTGTCCCAATTATTTACACAAAGAGCTTAAGCAGTTTGTAGCAGGTTCATCACGTTTTGCAACTAAGAAAGAGTTTTTAACACAATGTTTAATTGATGGATTGAAGAACTATAAAGGTCAATGAAAAAGGCTATAGGTTATGTCCGTGTGAGTACGGAAAAACAAGTTAATGAAGGTGTGTCTATAGACGCTCAGGTTGAGAGGATTAAAGCATGGACCCTCATTAACGATTATGAGCTTGTCGACATCTATTATGATGAAGGTATCTCAGGTACAACATTTGCTAAACGTGAAGGTATTAACAAGGCTTTAGCAAGAGTTGAAAAGGGTATGGCTTTTGTTTGTTATAGCTTAAGCCGGGTAAGCCGTCACCTCGAAGATACCTTAATGATAGGCAAAATAATTCAAAATGCTGGAGCCGATCTGGTGAGCCTTACCGAGCAAATTGATACCACTACTGCTGCAGGAAAAATGATTTTCAACCTCTTTGGGGTTTTAAATCAGTTTGAACGTGATCAAGTTGCTGAACGAACTCGTACGGCCATGCAGTTTTTAAAAGCTAATAATAAAGCTTATACACATCCGCCATATGGTTTTGATCGGCGTGGCGATGACTTTGTAGAAAATGAGGCAGAGAAACGAGTAATCGAATTGATGCTTGAATTACGTAATAAAAACTATGGGCATAGAAAAATTGCCACTCATTTGAATAAAAATGCAATCTACGCAAAAAATGGCGGTTTGTGGTACCCAAAAACTGTTAAAGGTGTATTAGATCGTATCGAATCAAATAAATCTGAATAATTTATACATGTATGTATCAATATTGGTTAAATATGCGTATTATGTATAAGTTATTGATTTATATGTATATAGCCTAAGATTCACTAATAAGCTTTATGTCTAAAATGTTCAAATGTTCATTTGAACGGTGATGATAGGCTAGGGTATCCATGGCTAAACCTAAAATTTGCTTTTCTAAATTACCCTCGTCATCGTAACCAATCTTTTAAGCGCACTTATCACGGCGATCAATCATAAAAGCCTCAGTTTTATTTTTTTTGCGAATAGATGTTTCCAAACACCCTCGGTCCGTTCAATAAATTTTTAGCTATTGAGGTTGCCTTTTGTCATCTGCAGATATTTAAAAAATGTCTATGCAAAAAACTAAGTAATAATCAAAATTGCATTGCATAGTAATTCTGTTGATTTTATTTCAGCTGATATGTAATGGTTACATTTATAGGTCTTCGATTTTCTACTCATTCTTTTTGTGAGCGATAACTTTACAAGTGAAACATAAAATTGTATCTAAATCATTATGGCTTATATAAACATCAAACTTAATCAATTTTAGTGATTAAAATGCTAGAAATACGTTACTCGCATCTTGATACATTCCGTGTATTAATGTAAAACGTGAACCACCCATTCCGGTGGTTCACGTTTTAAATTTGACGAGTAGGGTGCTTTATCTAATTTTTCGTTAAAAATAGTGACTACCTTTAAAAAACCGTGAAAGGTTCAATGAATCGTGAAGCAGGTTAAATTATGACAAATCATCAAAGAGTTCTAAATCTAATTGAATTAATTGGGGACAAAAGAGTTTTAGAAGTATGTAAGGACATGCAGCGCAATGGAATTACTATTTGTGAAATTACTAAATCTTGCGTGGATTATAGAGTTAAAGAGGATTATCACCCGGAAAAGGCTTTTACGCTTCATGAATTGCAGTGTGGATTAAAAGAATACAATAGGATTGAACACAACGCTGATCGTGAGTATAGAGATGTTTTTGAACCAATTGTTAAGGAAACGGAATATTTTAAAAAACATGGGCATTGGTCTGATTTTGAATATAAAAATGGCGAATATTTAAACGGGACAATTCAAGCTATGTTTGAAATGTTTTTAAGGCTTTATAAATAAAATTTATTTAAAAAATAATATTGAATAATATTTTAAGAAAAGGGTAGGGGTAAATATAGTATCGGTAATAAATAAAATAAAGTACCGATACTATATATGAAAGAACTTAATATTTAGCGGGCAGGTGCTAAACAGAAAGCTAAATAAGCATTATCTGGCCCGATTGGCCCTGAATAAATAGCTGAAGGATTGATAGGCGTTTCAAACATATTAGGTGTGCTCGCATCAATAATTTCAATTTTAATACGGACATAATTAGCTGAGGTATTTTCAAAACGTGCGCCTTGAGCATTGTTATAATACCCATTTTCATTTAAAGCAGGTTCCCACGTTTCTGTAACTGGTGTAAGTACAACGCCATAGTTACTCATTAAATAGTTTTTAAATACATCATTTCTAAATAGCTTAGGGCTTTCGAATAGAACATCATTTACATAAATTTGATAAGTCCCGCCATCTGTAAGAAGTTGGGCGCCCATTCTATCAGTCGCATCTGCACACCCAATAGGTATTACGGCGCTAGATGACCCATTAACTCGCATTACTTGAACACTTGGTACACCAGTGTCTAGGGCATCTTGTACGGCCACATAGTCCAGATTTTTAGGGTCATATCCAAGTAACCCACGAATATTAGATTTTGTGATTGTCATTGGTCGATCTAGGCGCCCACGCTTAAATTTTCCGACCAGCATATTATTGATAGGTGCTGCACCTGTACTGCCAGTTTTGTCTTGAGTACCTTGGTATTGAATACCCGGTTCATTTCCGAGAATCTTCGTAATTTGTGGCATGAAAGAACTTTCTACGTTAGTTAATTTATAATAATTTTAGGGTTTTTCTATTTTTGTACTTTTGATTATTCCTATAGAAAAACCCTGTTTAACTTTAAACGACTTTAATAATTTTTCCTGTTTGGGTTAATTTATTAAAAGTTAGCTTTGCAACCGGCACGCCTTCCATTTGTGTAGAGTCCTTTGTGGCTGTTGTGTTGTGGTCCACTATAATTTGTTGAACCACTACTCCACCTTCATTTGTGAAGTTCACGCCGTTACTTATCATAGTGCCGCCTTTATAAGTTGTGAATTGAATCTGAAAATTACCATCCACTAAAGTTCGGTACCAAAAGGCTTTAAGTGTAATTTCAAAGTCGTTTACATTTGCATAGTCTTCAGCAAGGCGTTGAAGATTTACTAAAATATCTTCTCCACCTGTTGCAGTATTATCACCACCCCAATTCAAATAATCCGAATCAATTTTTGCTTTATTCCAACCAACTACGATGTTACGAGCTGGTAGAGATATGAAGGTACGTGTATCAAGGTCAAGGCCACCACTTTCTGACCACTTGTAACTTATAACTGCATAATCAAAAGGTTGGATAGGTGTAGTGTTCGGGTCTTCCGGTTGTGGTTCTGGCTCTGGTGCAGGTTCTTCAGGTATTTCTGAAAAATCATGTTCAGTGTAAATACGAAAAACCGAGAGTTTCTCAATTCCTGTTTCCAATGCATCTAAAACGGCGTTGTAATCGGGATTCCATGGCTCATGACCTAACATGCTTCGAACATTGGCGTGAGTGATGATCATTGGTTTATCAAGACGGCCACGTTTGAATTTTCCGATGTAAACGTTATTGATCGGCGTCTTATCTATAATTTCTTCATCAATTGAAACACCCCGATTTTGTACGCCCGGCTCATTTTCAATATTAGTTGAATAAAGATTCATGTTAATTACCAAAAATTTCGCCCTGGTACTTCAGGGCGATTAGTTTTAAGAAACAAATAGTTGTTTCTCTGTTTTACGTCGATTAACTAAGCCTTCAATCTTATGGCCTGCGTCAAAAATCCAGCGATCAAACTGTTCAGCTGCAGCTCGCCCCTGATTCGCATTTATTAAACGAAGCATGGTACTTTTAATGAATTGTGTTTCACCGACGTTATAGACAAAACTTGCTAAAGCATCGAATTGGTTTTGAGTAACTGGAACCGTTACATATCGATCTAAGCATGCATCAACCCATCTACAATCATTAATTAACCATTGAGAAGCCTGTTCTTCAGTGCATTTGTCGCCTTTTTTTACTGCACGGCCATCAGGATATTTAATGGTACCGTACCCAATAGTCCAGACCCCACCTGTATCTAAATAGGCATCTGTGCGGAAACCTTCTAATTTCTTGATTAAGGCATAGCCTCGACTAGAAATATCGCGTAAACCAGTTACACCTCCGAAGGTGTAATTGATTGATTTGGCAAAGGTGTCCAAGCCGACAGCTGCAATGATTTGATCACCTGCAGTTACCTGATCTTGTGTTAATTTTCCGCCAGACATGGCTCTTAACCAAGAAAAGGTTGCTGCTATTTGTGCTGTTTGATCAGCGCTCATAAATCACATCCTTCCAATTTTTTAAAATAAAGGGCTAGGTAGTGAATTAATAGCGCAATTAACAGAATCACTATTAAGGAAATTCCAAGACTATATTTATCAATAATAAAAAAACATGAAGATAAAATAGTTAAAACTACTATCCAACTTCTTTTACAGTTTGCTGTATATATAATGCTGCTAGGCAATACCGTGCATACAAAAGCGATTATGATAACGATGATGCATACAGTATTTTTAATAAAATAAATATCCATATAATTAACCCTCGCTACTATCATTTTTTTTAAAAGACTTGTTAATTTCTTTTAAATCTTTATCAGTAACACCTAATTGCACGCCAAAGAATTTAATACCTGCAGCATGGACAAGATGAATAATTGCAGGAGAAACAAAAGAAACCCCTGCGACCCAAATGATGACCGCAGGGGTAATATTGTTCTCAGTATCGATATAGTAGACAAAAGCCAAGAATCCGCATGTCATTGAGATCAACAACTTGAGGGGCTTAGGTAAAGGCTTTGCACCATACTCAGGTGTTGGAAAGAAATAGCCTATTGTTGTCCCGCATATTAAAACGACTAAACAGGCTAACGTTAAAATCAAATCACTATGGCTTGCAGTGGATTGACGTAGGGCCTCATTCGTTAAGAATGCGGCCCCCTTTGGATTGTTTTCTAGTGCAGCATAGGCAGCTTTTGTACATGGCAGGAATAACCATACAACTCGCCACAACAGCGCTAAGAAAAATTTAAGAACATCGCTCATATATACTCACTTATTTATTTAAACCTGCTGCTGCGGCTAACAAGCAGGAAAGCTCTGAGTACATTTGAGCATCTTTCTTAATTGCTTCTTTTTTAAGTTTCCACGCCGGACTAGCGTAATAGTCGTCTATAAAATAAAAAGGTAAGCTTAAAACATCATTTAGTTTGATATCACTATCAAGGCTAAACTGTTGTATTTTCCTGTACCAAGATTGAATAGAGCTCTCTTGCTGGGCCGGTGATTGCTGAAGTAGCGCGAAATCGAACGGGTGCATCATCTGTACCCCCATTCACTTTATTTAATACGATGCCATTTGAATAAGAGATATTTACAAGGGTATTTAGCTGGCTACTCACATACGTAAATTTATTGAATAGATCATTAAATTCAACTTGATCTAATGCAAGTAAACGTTCAGATCGGCTTTGAATAATTTTGCAGGTGAAATCTAAGTTCTTTTGCGGTGGTAATGCTGGCAAGCCTTCAATATCTGTACCAATTTGCAGGGCCATCGCCCCTATAATCCAATCTGTTGTATTCTCGCAACCTATTTCAAGGGCTTCTGCTTCTAAACCTGTCAAATGGCGTGCCGAAACACCATTATCTTCAATTCTTTTATTTGAAAAATTATTTAAATCAGCATAAAGGTAGTCTGCAATATTAATTGACTGATCTAAATTTTTATCTTCAATAAAATTTAAATATTTTAAATAAATTGCATATCGTTCATTAACCGATAAATCACCTGGTACAACCTCAGGCCCTAATATCGAGCATAATGCTTTAGTTAGCATGGCCTCGTAATGGTTTGCCTTGATTTTTGCCATGTCTAAAATATCACTACAAATGATATGGCCGAATTTATAAAGACGGCCAGCAATTTTGTCTTGAAAGTGGCTCATTAGAATTACTCACTATATAACGAAGAAATATTGTTTTTGTCCCAAGCTTGTCTGCTCAAGAAAGTAACTTGTGTGGTGACAAACATACGGTTACCGTCCTCGTCTTTCGGTGTTGTAAGAGGCTCGGAATAGGATTGAATTAGCAACGGCGCGTAACGTTTACCACCGTAATACACCGCCACAAAAGGCGGTACCAACGAAGGGAAAAGAGACTGAAGCGACTTATCTTGTGCAAAATTAGCTAAAAGTGATTGGTCACTTAAAGATTCGGGTAAGGTCCACTGTTTTAATAAATCTAATTGGTCTTCAACCTCTGTTTTTGCATCTGCCCAAGCCTCAAAATGTAAAGTTAGTGGCAGTGTCAAGGCACCTGTAGAGACAAAGATTTGAGTTGAGTTTTCTTTAGTTAGGTTACTACGGCCAGCCAGAGAATTAAGGCTCTCTTTTTTATCGTCACTCATTTCAATGCCGATTGAACCTAAAACGGTATCGAGGGTTTCGACCCAATTCCCCGACTGCAGCTGCCCCATAAGCGTCGGTAGTTTTTGTTCAGGATTTGAGTTTTCAAAGGGTGTGGAATATTGATTTTCAATGGTGAGCTCACCATCAACCCCTAAGGCTGTGACTTGTTCAGATTCTTCTAAGAGATTGCCATCTTTATCACAACGGCGAATACGTACGATTAAATGTTCATTAATCTTTCCGTATTGGGATTTATTTTGATATTTAGGAGCCTGCTTAGGTGTATTTTGAGGCTCTGCAGGTAATTTGTAAGCCATATGGCACCAATAAAAATAAGCTTAGCTCATTTTATCGGTACCATGGTTTTACCTTTTTTTATGGTTCCATCTATTTTTTCACATATTCAGGAAAATCTTTCAAAACCTCTTTACACAGTTTTTCTTTCCCGACTTCAGCACGACGTTCATCAAATTGACTCATCCCAAATTTGATAACTTCCATACTATATTTTTCCCCTAATTCATGCTTTGTGCATTTTGCTGCATCTGAAATTAAAGACTTGGCATAATAGCGATAATTACAAGTAAATTGAGCTCTACTAATAAAACCATGTAAGGCTACCACTTGTTCACAGTAAGTAGGTTCTGTTCCATTTTTTGGCGCTAATGCATGAGTTAATGAAACCGTTAATAAAGCTAAAGTAGTCACAATAATAGTACGCATGATTTCCCCTTTTATTGGTTAGAATTTATTTAGTCCTAGTAATTGTTCGCGTATTTAATATTATTTATTTTTTTGTGTCTATTAATAATAAAAAAAGAGGGATAATCCCCTCTTTAAAATGAATACTAAATCACACTTTAAATGTCTTCAGTTATTTTAATATCTTTACCCGCCCCGCAGTTTAAACAATG